CGCCGTGCGGTCATTGTGTGGACGTCGATTGGCACTGCCACCCGCCGAAATACACGTATCGCAATAAACCAAGCGATGGCTGGTTAGCTACCGGTCAACGCCGACGTGGGTCGCGATGTTGGTTCCACCGGACGGATTGTTCGGAGAGAGTGCATGACTGGCAAATGCCATGGCAGCTGCAAGTCGCGCTGCGCATTCGCGAATTGCAGTATCGCTGGCACATGGCATGACCCATCAGTCAGCAACACCCGTCAGTCGGCGCGCCGACGGTCGGCGGACGTGTTCGGCGCATCGCACCGATGGTGAACCGTGTCGCGGGCTGGCGATTCGCGGGGCCGCAGTGTGTACGGTGCATGGCGGCTCGGCGCCGCAAGTCAAACTCAGCGCCGAGCAACGCATCCGCGACCTGGTCGACCCGTCACTGAATCGCATCCAGAAAACGATCGCCGACGACGACAACCCGCAGCTCGCGCTCGCCGCGGCCCGCGACATCCTCGACCGTGCCGGCTACAAGGCCACCGAGAAGATCCAGCAGGACGGCCGCACGGTGATCGAGATCGAGTACGTGGCCCGCACGCTCGAGTTGCCCGGTACGGACGAGTGACGACCGCGGTCCGCATCCGCCTGCCGCAGCCGCACCCGACCCAGGCGCGGATCAAGCGCGAGTCAAAGCGTTTCAACGTCGTCGCTCTCGGCCGCCGCGCCGGCAAGAGCACGCTTGCTCAAGACTTGCTCGCCACCCGCGCACTCGAGGGCCAGCCGGTGGGGTACTTCGCGCCGACGTACAAACTGCTGGCTGAGTTCTGGCGCGAGATACGGTCCGTGCTCGAGCCCGTTACGCCGGCACACGGCAAGTCCGAGCAAGACCATCGGCTCGAGCTGATCAGCGGCGGTGTGCTCGAGTGCTGGTCGCTCGACGACCCGAACCCCGCCCGCGGTCGGCGCTACGGCCTGATCGTCGTCGACGAGGCGGCGATGGTGCGCGACCTGCTCGAGATCTGGCAGCTCGCGCTACGCCCAACGTTGACTGACCTCGCTGGCGGCGCCTGGTTCATGTCCACCCCGCGCGGCTTGAACGACTTCTGGAGTCTGTACCAGCAGGGTCAGGACCCGTTACAAGCCGAGTGGGCGAGCTGGTCGATGCCCACGTCGGTCAACCCGTACATCCAACCGACCGAGCTCGCCGCGGCCAAGCACGACCTGCCCGAACGGGCCTGGGCGCAGGAGTATCTGGCTGAGTTCCTGCAACTCGAGGGCGGGGGCGTGTTCCGCGGCGTACAAGCAGTGTCGCGTCTGGCGCCGCGGCCCCCGGAACGCGGCCACCAGCACGTCATCGGCGTTGACTGGGGGCGCGTATCCGACTTCACGGCGATCAGCATCATCGACGCCACGCTCGGCGAGCAGGTCGCCCTCGATCGCTTCTCCGAGATCGACTACGAGCTGCAGACGGAACGCTTGCACCGCTGGTGCGAGGCGTACAAGCCGGTGCTGATCGTGGCCGAGCAGAACAGCATGGGCCGCCCGCTCGTGGAACGCTTGCAGACGGGCTACGCGCGCATCCTGGGCGAGCCGCGGCCAGCGCTGCCGGTGTGGGCCTGGGACGCCACTAATGCCTCCAAGGCGGCACTGGTGCAGACGCTCGGATTGGCGATCGAGCGCGGCGACCTGACGCTGCTCTCCGACCCCGTGCAGACGGCCGAGCTGCTGGGGTACGAGGCGTCCGTGTTGCCGTCGGGGATGCTGCGCTACGGGGCGCCGGCTGGACAGCACGACGACACGGTCATTGCCCTGGGGCTGGCGTACCTGGGGGCGCAGCGCGAACGGGCGCCGACGGGTCGCTCGAGCTACGCCTACAACACCAACGGGAGACACTGATGAGTCAACCGGGTCGAACTCGAAACGTGTTGACGCGTCGCGGCATTACGACTGAGGCGGCATTGCGCGAAGCATGGCCCGATATTCAGCGGGGACGTGTTGCGGGCTTAGGCCCCTGTGCTATCGGTGACATCGGCAGAGCGTTGGACGACCGCGCCCAACTCGAGTTCTTGTTGATTGACGAAGCGCGACGCCCGCTACAAAGCGCCGCAAGTGGTGGTCCGGCTCCAAGCCTTGAGGAGCGGGTCGCGCGACTTGAGCTGGCGCTGGCCCAAGTCGGCTTCATTCTCGCGGACTTCTCAATTGCCACGCCGCAGATGCAGCGCCATATGTCCGAACTGATTGGGCAGAAGAAGGCCGCCACTACCGAGCCATGACCCCGCTGCTCGAGTGCTTGCGACAGCTCGCGCTGACGGCGGCGTATTTGCGCCAGGTGGGGCGGCGGCACGAGCAGTGGGCCGAGATCTGGGCGCGGCACCTCGAGGACGACGCCAAATCGCTGCGGCTCCTGGCCGAGGTGCTGGTGGACGACGCGTTCGACCTCGAGGTCAGCCGCGGGGTGAGCGCCGAGGTCCGCGCCAGGTTGCACCCCGAACTCGAGTAGCCGGCGCTGCACAGTACCTGTTGCAGCACGGTAGTACACTCGCGGCAACCGTGGCTGAGCGCGCCCTCAAGGCTCCCGACTCGCACTACCTGCTCGATCTCCAGACCGAGCTCGGCGACGAGTACCGCGACCAGGACAACGAGCTGGACGCGTACCGCGAAGTCCGCGAGATGCGCGTCCCCGCCCTCGCCGAGTCAGACCGCAAGTACCAGTTGGTCTCGGTCGATCCGCGCGACCCCGACGTGACCGAGGAGTCGCTGCAGCAGACGGCGATCCTCACGCTCGAGCGACCCAAGCTGTTCATCACCGGCGGCGAGGGCGACACCCAGCAGACCCTGGCCACCGATCGCGAGCACTGGACCGAGGAAACGCTGTGGCGCTGCGGTACGCGCTCGCCGGGCTCGGACACGATGGCCCAGGTCACCGACGCGGCGCTGAACGACGGCGGCGGCTGGACGAAGCTGTTGTGGGCGAGCGACCTGTGGGAGGCGCGCTACAAGGTCCCCAAGCCGAAGGCCAGCGACTCGACGGACACCTACACCGACTATGACAAGGCCACCGAGGACGCCAAGAAGCGCGCCGGCCCACCGTTCGAATGGCTGTACGTCGATCCGCGGACGGTGTACCCGCAGTGGTCGGGCGGCCGTTTGTGCGAGGTGCTCGAGGTCAGCGAACGGACCGTCCGCTCGACGTTCCGCCGCTACCACCTGGACCGCGACGGCGAGGGCAACATCGTGCCCGAGGAGCTCGGCGTCGCGGGCACGCACGAGCTGCGCGAAAAGGTCCAGTTCCTCGAGCACTGGGACGACACCTGGGTAACGTACGCGGTGGTTGGCAAGAACCACCAGCAGACGCCGACGGGCTACATCGTCAAGCAGTTCAAGCATAAGTACCCGTTCGGCGTGCCCTACGACTACGCGCCGGGCCTGACGATGAACCACTGGCGCAACCGCAAGGTCGGCTGGGGCATCGGCCACACCAAGCTGTGGCTCGTCAAGTACCGCGCTTTTCTGAGAGCCCTGCACGCGAATTACGTGGCCAGAGACTTGCTGCCGCCGCTGGTGACGTACGGTGACACGCCCGCGGCGGTCGTCGGGACGGGCGACGGCTTGCCGCGGGAACCGATGGACCTGCACCCCGGCGAGATCCTGAACCTGGCCCCTGGGCGCCAGTTGCAGACGGTGCCGATGCCGCCGCCGGACACGCTCGAGCGGCACATGCAGCTGATCGACAACGCGATCATGCAGCTCGAGTCACCGCGGGTGACCACGCTCAGCGGCATGGAGGGCGCCGGCTTCGCCATCTCGCAGATCCTGAGCTACACGCGCACTCGAGTGGGGCCGATCCGCCACAACCTGGAGCGCCTGCTCGAGGGCCAGACCGAGAAGCTCTGGACGCTAGTCAGGGAAAGAGCCGGGGAGAAAGTCTGGGTGTTCTACTCGGGCGGTGACAAGGACGCGGCGGGTTACCTGGGCCTCGGGCCGAAAGACTTTGAGCGGCCGATGCAGGTCCGTTGGGAAGTGCAGTCGGAGCTGCCCACGGACGAGATGCTGCGCGTGCGGACCGCCACCGAGCGGCTCAACAACGGCACCTGGGGCGCGGACGAGGCTGTCCAGTACCTCGGGGACAACCCCGACGAGATCCGCCGCTCGCGGATGCGCGACGAGATCCGCTCGAGCCCGCAGTACAAGCAATACCTGATGGCCCAGGTATTCATGAATGCCGGCCGCGGCGACCTGCTGGCGAAGGCCGGCGAGGCCGAGCAGATGGCCATGCAGGGGCAGCTTCCGCCGCCGGGCGGGGGCGGGCCGGGCGTCTTCGAGGGCGGCGGGCCGGGGCAACCGTCCGTGCCCGATCTGGCAGCCCTGGCGGCCACGCCAAACGGGGCTGGCGTGACTCCGCCAGGGACTCCAGGGCCGTACCAGCCGGGCGCACCGCAGGGACTCCCGCCAGGTCCAGGGGTCGGCTAGATGCCGGTCGTCGGGAGCCGCCAGCCCGAGGGCGAGCTGATCCGGCTGCAGGAAGAACTGTTCGACGAGGTCCAGAAGGACTCGAGCGCGATTGCGCCGCACATCTTCGGCGATGTCGACAACCAGCCCGATCTGGGCAGTGTGCCGAACAGTCGGCTCGACGCGATCTACCGCGAGGCGTACCAGAAGAACGACCGCGAGTTCCTGCAGCGTGAGGCGCGGCGCGACCCGCAGCAGTTCCTGAAGGTGGCCGAGCGGCTGGGGGTGAGCCAGGGGCCGCCGAACACGGTGGTGCAGCCGAACGCCCTG